TGGCTGTAAAGGGTATGACACATTCGGACCATTTAAACTGGTTGGAGGTATTGCTAAAGGGCATCCAGATGAAGAGGATATGAAAAATGCAGTGGACTTCGTAAAAGGATTACACTAATTGAAAAATTCAGATTATATAATCAAAAGGCATGCGAAAAATGAATGGACATTTTTTTCATGCCTTTTTAAAGCATTAGGTGACGTAGAACTCAAAGTTAGCATTTTCCCATGTGGGGAAAATGGTTGTCAGTTCAATTCCGCAATCCGCGATACCCCCACATATATCTCCGATATCTTATACCAGGTCGTATAATCCACTTCTCCGGTCTGAGGCAGTCCAAAGACTTTTTGAAATACCCGGACAGCTTCGGCAGTTGCCGGTCCATAGATACCGTCAGCAGTGATCTTTGGAATAGCCGGATAAGCACCGGCAATCACATTCAACTGCTCCTGCATCTGCCGGACTTTGTTGCCGGATGAGCCAATCTTCAGAGTATAACCAGGCCAGGAGGACGGAATGCCGGAGATGGCTTCGGCGGTGTTGATGTACATGTCATCACCATAATAATAGCGTAGGATTTCGATAGGAGAGTAGCCCTGATCGCCTAATGATTTGGATCCCCATTGTGTCAACCAAATTGTCATAACCTATAAAGTACCCGCAAACCTTTGATTTTACTGGGCTTGCGGGTATTTTACCTGTATAGGAAAAAGTAGATTTTGAGAGAATCGTTTTTGCGATCGTAGATAATCTTGTCGATGATCTGCTTCAGGGCTTCGTTCTTTTGCACGTATGTATAATTGTTGGAGATGAGAATATCGTACACACTCCGGACCTTCTGCAGCATAGCATCCGCTGGATCCTGATCAGATTTATGCGCTGCCTTTTTCAAATCCTTTAATTGTTGTTCTAAGGATTCCCGTTCTTTCTGAATGATAGCTTTATTCGCTTTATATTCTTCCAGTGTATCAATCCCTTCCCGGTAGGAGGCTTTTATTCGTTCCTCTTTGCCGGTTAAACTTTCCAATTGTTCTGTTATAGCCTTGCGCTCATCAAACTGCTCTGTCGGCTGATATTCACGCAATTCATAGACAATATCTTTGGTATCCAATACTTCTTTGATACTGGCCAGGACTTCCTTTTCAAGGACCAGTGAGCTGATGCCGTTCGGTTTTTTGCATTTTCCTTTGCTATATCCGTAGCAGGAGAAGTAAGAATATTTTTCCCCATTGACTCGTTTCATAGTGATTGAGGTTAAGGTGCGTCCGCAATCCGGGCATTTCAGCAGTCCGGAGAGCCAGTGCTTATAAGTGGAAGAGGGGCGCTTGCCGACCGGCTTGTAGGTGGCTTTAAATCGTTCCTGTGCCGATTCAAACAATTCCTTTGATATAATAGCCGGCTGTTGCCCTTCTGTAACAATCCATTCGTCCTTATCTTTGATACGATTGGTGCTGTTCTCTGTCCGGTTCCACCGGATCATGCCACAATAGGAAGGATTCTGGATGATGTATTCGACAGATCTTCGCTCAAATGGCTTTCCGTGCGAAGTCTTGAGTCCTAAAGAATTTAGGTATCTGGCGATATCAAAGAAGCTCATGCCTTCATTTGTGTATTTTTCGAATATAGTCCGAACAATTTTTGCTTCTTCCGGAACAATCACCGGCGGCTTGCCATGCTCCACAACCTTGTAGCCAAGCGGCGGACGTGCCTGGTATGCTCCGCGGAGTGCATTTTCTTTCATACCTCGATACACTTCGCCGGATAATCGGATAGAGTAGTATTCGTCCATCCATTCGATGATGCGCTCGATCAGGCTGCCAAAGGGATCATCGGAGAGTGGTTCAGATACACTCACGACATCTACATTGTGCTGTTTTTTTAAAAGAGACTTGTATACGATGGATTCTTCCTGATTCCGGGCAAATCGTGAAAACTTCCATACCAGGATCAGATCGACTGGATGGTCATCACCTTTGGCCAGTCCGATCATCTCCTGGAAGCCGGGACGTTTGTTGGCTTTTCTTCCGGAGATGCCGAGATCCATGAAGAGCTTCAGGATTACAATATTGTTCTTGGCTGCATAGTCCCGGAGGAGGTGCTCCTGGGAGTCCGGGGAAATTTCTTCTTGATCGTGAGTGGATACCCGGATGTAGCCGTATGCATATTTTACGCTCATTGTATCACCTTCCTGTAATTATATGTGCGACGTCGCACAAAAATGGGTACAAAAATAACACCTATACGGTGCCGGATTTTTGTGATACAATATTCTTGTTGAGGGAGTACTGTATCGAGCGAATCCTTCGCCGTATATATTACTCGGGATTTCCCCGGTGTTTGATAGGCACCGGGGAATTTTTTTGTATGGATAAATTTATAGTGTAAATAGGCAAAAGTATTGGTTCATGATTGGTTATTTTCATTGATCTGTTGTTCTAGAATTAAAGCCTTAATCATATCATCGACGCTCGTTTTGTGTTGTTCGTTTAATAATCTGTATACCTCAACTAAATAAAGTTCCTTTTGAGATATATTTTTTGCAGAGGTAGTGGATGGAGTTAACACTTTTTTTAAATTAAGAATCAATAGATAAACGCTTAAAGTAGTGTCAAAGCATGCACACATTGATAGAATTATTGTAAACAGCAAAATAGCAGTCATAATATCAATTTTAGGTATTAATACCAATAAAGATTTAAAAACTGTAGCTAAAAAAAGTAAAGCTATTAACACCAACAAAGCAATTGTATTTTCACACAGTTCTTTTAAAATGAGAGCGCTTCCTTTCGCCCAAGTTGATTGATCAACTACTTTTTCTTTATATTTATCTAAAATCGTAATTAATAATGCCACAATAGTCAAAGAAACAGAAAAGAGAGCTATTTCTATATTGAGTATTGTATTATAACCAATTACATTTTCATCAAATGGTGCAAGTATGATAGTTAAAATTACGGAAATAACTGCACATACCAAAACTAAAACCAGTTTCTTTTTATTCATATAATCATTCCTTTTTACATTCAGGATCAATTCGTTTCATGTGCGATAGAGCACTTGAAATATGATTCCGATCAGAATCTTTAAGTTGAGCAACACTTTCAGGTAACTGTATGATATATGGATTATCCGTGCTGGAGCATCCAGTTTTGTCAGTCGTTGTCTTAATTTTCCATTTCCCGCAACCAGAAGAAGTGTAGCGGACAACATCTTGCAAAAAATCATTCTTTGGATCAATAATAAGATGTCCTTCTTCATTTTTCAAGTGTATATCAACACTTGTGTTATTGTAAGTATCTTTAGTTTCATGTAGAAATTCTGATACAGATGTTATTCCACTTAGAAAATTAGGAGAAGAAAGGGTAATATCTATATCGGTTAAACAATTTTTGTTGGTTGCAACATATGTCCAGAAATTATTTTTTTCAGTCATTATCCCTAATTCAAAACATAGATTTTTACTTTCTAATAATTTGGAAATGACATTTGCAATAAGGTTTTTTTGTGATTCAATCCCAGTGGAAATATTAGAACTCTTTTCTATTAACATCCATTGATTTTGTGTTTGAATTAAAATATTACACTTTTTATAATTATTTATTAATGTATCATGGATACCTTCATCTGTTTTTTCGCCTATGGTTTCTTGCAACTCTTTTGCAAAGCTCATAAAAAAACAGTCATCGGATAGTTGCTTACAATATAAAGTGTAATTTGTTTTGCGATAACACAGTTCTTTTTTCTTTTCCGTTTCAAAAGATGTTAACCAATTCATAAATTTGTCTTCTTTTGTAACGCCTTTGACTGAGTCAAAATCTAATTGTGAATCTGGAATTAAAGAGTATCTTGTTGCAAAATAGTCTTTTGGTTTTTCGAGCATTATTCTTCCTCCGAAACACCAGTTCGGTAACGGGTGTTTTTTTTATAGAAAGCTATAAATCATCGCCATACAAATACTTGCGTATCTGGAGGGAAATGGATTTATGGTTAGAGATACTGGATGAATTACATATATCTCTTTACAACTTCTATTAAGCGGTTTTTGTATTTGTACAAATCGTTTAAAGAGTCGATATAAATACGCTCGAATTTTTTAGTAGCATCCGGGATGAGAAGCTGTTTATTTCTTGCATCAAGATTGAGGCGACAAATCGGTTTTCTATTATTGTCTTTATACAGAATTCCAAAATAACTCTCGGTATCACGGTGAACTATATCTTCAACAGGTACGATACCGGCAAGAAGTCCGCGAATAATGTAGAAACTTTCAATTTCATCTTCCGTTGTAACAATCTTGGATACAGGTTCTTTAATCTCTGGTTCTGATTCTTCATCTTTATCATAATCGTCAGCTAATGCAGAAGAAATTTTACTATTTACTATTTCATTTACAAAAGAAGAGAAAGCTCGTTTTACCACAGGCGTAAATTTTTCAATTATTCTCTGATTCTTTTGACCATCGTATATATCCGCTAAAATAAATCGAACAAAGTCTTCTGTCGGAGATTCAAACTGTTTTGTTAAGATGTTTTTTATTTGACTGCTATATTTAAGCTCTTCGGCAGTACTAAATATTTTGTCCTTATCAAAATTATCTTTACAAAATTTTTTTAATTCATTGATGGAAGAATCTTTTAAATTTGCCATGTCTATTTCTAGAAATGGCACAAGATCCATTTTGTTTGATTCTTCTAAATCTGTATAAAAACGATATATTATGCCATTTGTAAGAATGCCAAATTTAGCAGGAGATGTCCCAAAATATCTGAAAAGTTGAGACGAATGTTTGTCGAGTTGCTCTGAGCAACTTTTGCATTCGACTAAAATATTCGGCTGTCCATTTTCAAGGATTGCATAATCAACCTTTTCGCCTTTTTTAATTCCTACATCAGCAATATACTCTGGGCAAAATTCATTTGGATTGAAAACATCATATCCAAGAAGTTGAAATAAAGGCACTACAAGAGACATTTTTGTAGATTCTTCTGTAGTGATGGTGTCTTTTAAAGACAGTATCCTTTCTGAAAATTGTTTAATTACATCATTGAACTCCATATATTTTCCTCTCTTTCATATTTTATAAATCATCACCATATAGATAGTGGTGTTCAGCTCGGCGGAACATATCACAATGTTCCTGAATAAATTCAACACGTTTCTGATCACGAGAAATCCGTTTCTTTAATCGTCTGTGTTCTGCTTGCAGTTGCTTGATGCGATCAAGATAGATTTGAGCCGGTTCTGGATCTTTGTGTGGATGATGAGCGTAGTATTCAATTTCTTGTACATTACATTTTGAAAAGTCATCATTTGTTATATGACTCATGGCATGCTCATATGCTTTAAGCTGAGATTCGTAATTCAATCCGGCATTGATCAGTATCGTGTAGCTTCCGTCTTCGTTCGGAACAACCATTTCATTTCCTTTTTTACTAGGAAAATCCATAAGAACGACATTAACATCCGGTGTCGTCAATATCACCACGTTCCTTTCGTTTAAGCGCGAGAGCCATGCTATGCAGAGCTTTTAAGTCGTCCGGATCCATATCTTTCTGGACATCAAACAGCGCTTTCAGTTCTTTGTTTTCAAATATCTCTTGTGCTACCTGTGCAGTTTCGTTGTTTGTGTAGTATTCGTTGGTATTTTTTCCAGTGCGAATATATTCGGCAGTTACACCAAATAAATCAGCTATCTTCTGTAATTTAGCATCTTTAGGATTGCTTCTACCATTTTTCCAGTCTGAAAAAGTGGATTTTGTGATTCCAGTAGCCTTTGCCACGTCAGAATCTTTCATCCCTTTGGAATCTCTTAACTTGCAATAAATTTCATACATAATACACCTCTAAATAATAAATTCTGAAATCAGTACAAAAAGTTATTGACAAGTTCTGAAATCCGCACTATAATAAAGCTACAAAGTTCGGAAATCAAAACAGAATTAAGTTTTAATTCATTTGTCAATGTATCTGGTAAATATATTGTATCTGATTTCCGAACTAAAATCAATAGAAAGTTCGGAAATGAGGTGATTATTTTTATGTATGAAAGATATGTAGAACTTCGAAATCAAAAAGGTGTATCTGACTATAGGGTAGCAAAAGATACAGGGATTCCGAAGTCTACTTTTTCTGATTGGAAATCAGGAAGGAGTAAACCGAAGATAGCAAAGCTTAAAATTTTGGCTGGATATTTCGATGTGGCTGTAGATGAATTGATTTCAGCAACAGATGAAACAGGTTCAGAAGAAGGGAGGGAGTAAAGTGGCTGAAAGTGTATCGGTTTTATTAGTATCAATAGCCGCAGTGTTAACGGCTATCGATCAAATATCTATAGTTCTTACAACAAAGAAATTATGGAGGCAACAGCAGCAATTGCAGCAACAATTAGAGATGCTACAGAAAGAACTGTCTGAATTATAAATCGCTTTGAATTTATAGCAGATTCCTTTTCAGATGCTTCTTGCATTTGCAAAAGAGTATCGTGGGTTTCCCTTAAAAGGGCATCACGTTCACTTTGTTTGTTGATTTCGTCAACCATTAGTTGGGCGTGCCAATTAGGATCCATACAATGTATCTCCTTTCATAAATACTCAGCATGGCAGTGCTTGTATTTAGAGTATAGGAGAGATTGAAGAAAGATGCAATAAAAGAGAGGTGGATATTATGAAACGATTATGCCCAGTATGTTTTACCGAGCTTCCGGAGAATGCAAATTACTGCCCAGTGTGCGGAAAGTGCATGAGAGAAGTAGTAGAGCAGACCTCCGAATATATAGGGAGTTCACCAGTAACAACAGTGGTCGGAATAAATGATTGTGCGATTCATGTTAAAGATCAGAATGCAACAAGTACAAACAGTGATACATAACCTATAAAGAGGTGATGCAGTTTTGAAACATATTAACATCGTGATTATCGATGGAGTAGAGAGAGACATGGCTACATTATCTGCAGAGGAGCGAGCAAAGATCGTGAATGAGTTGAATCGTGTAGCTGTTGGATATCTGGGATACCAGAAAGAGAAAACCGCTTAGGCGGTAGAAGGGAGGACAAGCATGAAAAGAAGAGGATCAAGAACAAAATGGCAGAGAATCATCAGAGAAACGGTGTTTGAGATCTTGATCGGCGCCGCAATCGGACTTGCATTCGATGCAATGTTATTTATCTGGTTGCTTGTAAGGTGAAGGAGGTGAGGACATTGCAAGAGATACCAAGGTTGATGGATGATTATGAATTCCGGAAAGAACTGGAAAGAATCCAGGAGCACTTAAATGCGATCAGTAAGGGTTCAAATACCGTAGAGGTGCGGAGAAACTACCTGATCAGCTGTGTGACGGTGCCATCAGCAAAAATCTATACGCCGGATCAGTTAAGACAGATCTTTGATCTGACGTGGAAATAAGAAGAGCACCCGTATAAGCCGGCAAGCTTTGGGCGCTCAGAAAATTAGTCAACTATATTATATGAGAAGAAAGGAAATTAGTCAAATGATTAAAGCAACATCACAGTCCGTTTGCAGTGGAATAACGGGATGCCAGGTAGAACTACTTGGATCAGGAGCAGAGTTATTGAAGGAATATAAAGGAGTTACAGCGGTAATGTATAGATCACTTCGCGGACATATGCCAGAAGAACTGGCAAAAGAAGTTCTGGTAAGTATTACAAAGGAAGCCATTAAACAGGCGGAGGAGAAAAGATGAAGACGCTGAAAATTACAACGGATAATAAGATATCGATCATCGATCTGAATTTTGATCATGAAAGTTTGAGAGAAGAAGTTGGCGGATATGTAGAGTTAGTGAGAACCCAGAAACTGCTGGATTATTTCAAAACCAAAGTAGTCATGATCGTAGATGAAGAAGGTCTTGTGAAGAATCTTCCGGTGAATCCGATGGGATGTTATTTCTATGACACGAACAAACATGGGAATCCTATTGTAGGAGATGTGATTTTAGGCCTGCTGGTTGGATTTGATATGGATGTTATCGGTTTGGGTGATCGGGATGCAGAGCAGTGGATGGAAAAGATGCTGAAAGATTTTCCTGTATTGCAGAAGGAGAACATAGTAAATGAGTAGAAGAAAGAAGAAGGCGAAACCGGATAACCGATGTTGCGAGAATTGTGTGAACTGTCTGCCGGTAGGAGATGGTGATCATATTTGCAACATGGATCCAAGCAAAGCAGTTTTGGAAGAATATAGCTTTTCTGCGGATTACTTTTGGTGCGGCGGCAGCCTTTGGGCGGAGGAGTAGAGATGGAAAGCATTCCAGGATACGACGATTGGAAGACAACTCCGCCAGATGATCCAGAACCTACCTCGGTTTGTGATTGCTGTGGCAAGTACTTATGGGAAGGTGAGCCGATATATTTAGATATAAATGGTGAAAATCTGTGCGAGGTTTGTTTGAACAAGATGTACAGGAGGATATTGTGATGTGGAAAGTAGAAATAGTAAGGGTTTATAAGTCCAGTAATTTACTGTACGAGCATGAAGATAAAGTGATTTTCGAGGTAAACAGTTTGGCAGAGGCAAGTGAGATTACTTCGATGTTTGATAAGTATGCTGTTGGAGAATATAAATATTCGATCACGCGTAAAAAAGAAAACAAAGAAGGTGAAGAGTAGATGGCGCTTAAAAGTTATGAAGAATTGATAAAGGTTGATGTAAGGCAGTATTGCGAAGAAAGAGATGGCTTTACATATCTGAACTGGGCGAAATGTATTGAATTGCTGAGACAGAACGGTGCTACCGAAGTGTATTGGGAGCCAATCCCTGATCCGCAGACCGGAAGCAGTCTCAGAAAAACAGACATCGAGTTCAAGGACAAAAATAATAATACGAATCGTTGTTATGAAACACGGATCAAGGTCGTTATCGATGATAAGGAATATGAGATGCAGACCCCAGTGATGAACGGGGCGAATCCGGTAAAAGACAATTCTATGAGTCAGCAGAGAGTATGGAACAGCATGTGCAGAGCATTTGTGAAGTGTGTGGCTATTCATACCGGGCTTGGATTTAACTTATGGCTGAAAGAAGAATACAACAAGTTGGAAGCAAAGATTCCTGGAACAGGAGAGAATCTTGCATCAGAAGCAAAGAAGAAGACGCTTAAAACGCAGTGTACGGCGCACGGTATAGATTTGGATGCTTGGGTATGTGGAAACGGAAAGACAGTGGATACACTTACGGAAACAGAATGCGCCAAGATGTTGAATGCGATCAAGAAAAAGTACGGTGATGATTGATGAATTTCACAGGAAAACTCGAAGGCTTGAAGATGGACTATGCTACTAAAAAGCAGAGCATCTCTGTAGAAGTGAATGAGGATGCCAGAGATGCATTCCAGGAACTGAAAGATTGTGAGAAGCTTGATATTCAGATTAAGAAACATCGAGAAAAGAGAAGCTTAGATGCGAATGCCTATTACTGGGTATTAATTACGAAGTTTGCTAAAAAGCTTGAATTGAGCAATCCGGAAGCACACAACATGTGTCTTATAAGATATGGATATCCGGTAATATTATCCGGGAAATCGGCATGTGCAACGATTCCAGACACGGAAGAAGCAGAGAATAAAGTGAAAAACTCTACAGAATATCACCTGCAGCCCACCTCACAAGTGAGAGAAGGAGTTGACGGTGTGATGTACCGGACATACAGACTCCTCAGAGGAAGCCGAACCTATAATACCGAGGAAATGTCCAGGCTGATATCGGGGCTGATCACAATGTGTAAGGAGGCACAGATCCCGGATAGAGAAATCGCCACACCAGAAGAAAAGAGACTCCTGAAAGAAAGGTATGGTGTGGATGTCTAAGAAATTGTGGAGCGTGTTCACAGATGATATGGATCATTGTTATTTTACCGGCACGCCATATTGCCATCGACATCATATATTTTATGGCCCGTATAGATCGATGTCTGAGAAATACGGCTTTGTAATACCGATAGCTTATTACTTACATGAGAATTATCCGGACAGTGTTCATCAGAATCCGAATAAGGGCATTGATCTGGAACTGAAGCAAATGGCTCAGAAGTATTTCGAGGAACATTATGGGACAAGGGAAGAGTTTAGAGAAATCTTCGGGAAGAGCAGGTTGTAACTTATTAACATAGATTCCCTGGCATTGTAACCAAGAAATGTAACGCATAAGCACTCACCCAGCGTTATTTATTGCACAAGATGTTGTATCACCGCCAGAGAGCCAGGCTCTGGCGGAAAGGAGCAGCATGGAAGGACAGATAGAATTAGAGGATTATCTCCGGTCATTAAACTGTGAGGGATTTGATATTTGTGATTATATTCCGAAAGGACGAGCTAATGCGGTCACAAGATATGAGCTGTGTATGAAGACTGGATTCAGGGACCGTCAGGTAAGAGATTTGATTCATTATGCAAGGCGTGACGGATCTATCTTGAATCTGTCGGATGGAAAAGGATATTTTAGACCTGATTTGGATGATCCGATGGAAAGAGGAATGCTTGCAGCATATGTCAGGCAGGAAGAAAGCAGAAGAGATTCCATAGATTGGTCTCTGAATGGAGCTATAAAAGATTGTAAAGAAAACGGCATAGATTGGAGGACATAATAAATGAATTCAAACCAGAAGGGAAAGAAAGGTGAGCTTGAGCTTGCTGCAATACTCAAAAGCTATGGATATGAGGACAGCCGGAGAGGTCAACAGTATTGCGGATCTAATGGTGACGCAGATGTAGTTGGTCTTCCGGGAATTCATATTGAATGCAAGAGAGTAGAAAAGCTGAATATCTATGATGCCGTGGAACAGTCAAAGAATGATGCAAGAACAGGTGAAATGCCGGTTGTTATGCATCGGAAGAATAGAAAAGAGTGGCTGGTTACTATGTCACTGGATGATTGGATGAAGCTGTATGAACGGTAATTATATTAAAGTCAGTCGGTCATTGTTGGATTGGTGTTGGTATCACGATGTTAATACCTGTCGGTTGTTTATACATATGTTACTCCGGGTGAATTGGAAAAGAGGTTACTTTGGAGAAGAAGTAATTGAAAGAGGAAGCTTTGTTTCTTCGATATCCAAGTTGTCTGCAGAGACTGGATTGAGTGAAAGAGAGGTTCGCACAGCACTGGAACACCTTAAGAAGACAGGCGAAGTGACATGCAATCGACACGCAAAATATAGCGTATATACAGTGGTTAATTACTGCAAGTACCAATCGAGTGACAGGCAAAATGACACAGAGAACGACATGGAAAACGACACACGAAGTGACACGTCTGTTGACAATCTATCGACAGGCAATCGACATGCAATAGAAGAAAAGAAAGAAGGAAAGAATAAAAGAATTAATAATACAGGGCGGTTTGAACCGCCGGATGTGGAAACGGTCCGAGCGTATTGCCAGGAACGTGGGAACAAAGTAGATCCGCAAGCTTTTGTTGATTTTTATGAATCCAAAGGCTGGATGGTAGGGAAAAACAAAATGAAGAACTGGAAAGCAGCAGTGCGTACCTGGGAGAAAGAAGACCAGAGGAGAAGCCAGACAAGGAAGGAAGAGACCGCCAAACGTGGCAGCACTGGGTTTAATAATTTCACTGGCCGTGATTATGACATGGACCAGATGGAAAGAGCGCTTTTAGGAATTCCGGGAGGTGGGAATCATGCGGATTAAGCAGATTAATCCAAGAGGCTGGTATGACATTCCGGGATATGACGGGAAGTACCAGATCAACTATTTCGGCAATGTTCGCAGGGCACTGAAACGTGGGTACAAAGCATTGCATCCATATATCAAGACTACGAACGGTCGCAGGGTTGTGAAATTGAACTGCAAGGAACAGGTTGTCATGAAACTGATGCAGATCACATTTATCGGTGAATTGCCTCCGGGAATGGTAACTTACCACAAGAACGGGATTATCACAGACGATGCATTGAATAACATCGGAATCAATACCAGAAGTGAACTTGGCAGATTAACCGGAAGAGGCAATGGCTGTGAAACCTCGGTCGTGAAGATCAGCGAAGAAGGACAGATTGTTGATTTCTATAGATCGGTAAGAGAGGCCGGCAGGAAGAACCATATGTCATATCAAACGATTTTGGACCGGATCAACGGGAAAGTGAAGAGCTTATATGCGCCGGATGGCTATGTGTACTGCAAGGACAATGCCAGAGAGATCAATAAGGCGGTCCGGAGGATAGAGCTGGACAACAGAGAAGACTGTGGTGTGAATTTCAAAAGGGCGCCGGAAATAGTATTTGATTTTTAGCATAACGAAAGGAGACGGAGCTCCGGCCGGAGTAATGATGCATCGGCTCCTTTTGATGAAGATGGATTACATAGAATTTTTAAAGACAAAAATTGAACTGGCTGTAGATAGCGGGTTCGAAGTAGATAAGACAAAGATAAATAAAGCATTAAAACCACATCAGGCAGACGCTGTTGCCTGGGCATTACGGGGAGGGCGAAGAGCATTATTTGAATCTTTCGGTCTCGGAAAGACGGTCCAGGAATTAGAATTCTGCCATCTGGCTGCAGAACATGAGAATGGTAGAGCATTAATAGTATTACCGCTAGGAGTAAAACAAGAATTTACTCAAGATGCGGTCAATGTATTGGGGTATGAAAGTCCAAGATATGTACGGACAATGGAAGAAGTAAAAGAAGCGAAAGAGCAGATTTTGCTGACCAATTACGAAAGGGTTAGGGACGGTAATATAGATCCGGCATATTTTTCAGCTACAGCATTGGACGAAGCCAGTGTGCTTAGATCATTTGGAAGTAAAACCTATCAAACATTTTTGGAGAAATTTAAAAATGTGAAGTATAAACTGGTGGCAACAGCAACGCCATCACCGAATAGATATAAAGAACTGATTCATTATGCCGGGTACTTGGAAGTTATGGATACTGGACAGGCATTGACAAGATTCTTTCAGAGAGATTCGACGAAAGCAAATAACCTGACACTTTATCCAAACATGGAAGATGAGTTTTGGTTGTGGATAAGTTCATGGGCATTATTTATCACAAAGCCATCTGATTTGAATCCAGAATATTCGGATGAAGGATATGAGTTACCACCGTTAAAAGTAAACTGGCATGAGATCCCGATAAAATACGGAGATGCCATTGATAAGGATGGCCAGATGTCATTGTTTAACGAGGCTGCCGCAGGGTTAAAGGAAGCGGCACAGGTAAAGAGAGAATCGATTGAACAGAGAGTTAAGAGAACGAAAAAGATTGTGGAAGCATCACCAGATGATCATTTTGTATTATGGCATGATCTGGAAGCTGAGCGTCATGCAATTAAGAAAGAACTTCCGGAAACGGTAGATATTTACGGTTCTATGGATTATGACACTAGAGAACAGCGAGTAATAGATTTTTCACAAGGACGAACAAAGCTGTTTGCTACAAAGAAATCTTTATCAGGATCGGGATGTAATTTCCAGAGATATTGCCACAGAGAAATATTTCTTGGCATTGATTATGAGTTTAATGATTTTATCCAGGCAATCCATCGTTGTTATAGATTTTTACAAAGCAAACCGGTGGTGATTGACATTATTTACATGGAAAATGAGCGCGAGATTAAAGAAGTGTTGATCGAGAAATGGAAGAATCATAATCACATGGTAGAAAAAATGATAGAGATTGTAAAAAAATACGGATTATCATCTGCAGGTATGGAGAAGAGATTGGAACGAAAGATGGGAGTGAAAACAGTGAAAGTAGAAGGTAAGAATTTTACAGCAGTACACGATGATTGTGTAGAAGAAACAAGAAGAATGAAATCCAATAGTGTGGATCTGATTCATACATCAATCCCATTTGGAAATCATTACGAATATTCTGCAAATTATAATGATTTTGGGCACAACCAGAATACAGAACGTTTTTTTGAACAGATGGATTTCTTAACACCGGAACTGTTGAGAGTATTGAAACCAGGAAGAGTAGCTGCTATTCATGTGAAAGATCGAGTATTGTTTGGAAATGTTACCGGTACCGGAATGCCGACGATTGAGCCTTTTCATGCCCTATGCATTGAACATTATATGAAACATGGATTTCAGTATTTCGGTATGATTACGGTTGTTACGGATGTAGTAAGGGAAAATAACCAAACTTATCGATTGGGTTGGTCAGAACAGTGCAAAGACGGTTCAAAGATGGGAGTTGGATGCCCAGAATATATTTTACTTTTTCGCAAGCTTCCGACAGACCGTTCAAATGCATATGCGGATGAACCAGTGAAGAAAAGCAAAGAGGAATATACAAGAGCACAGTGGCAGATAGATGCACACGCTTACTGGAGATCATCTGGAGATAGGCTGATCAGCAAGGATGAATTAAAAGAACTTCCAGTAGAAAGTTTACAACAAGTATACCGTCAGTATAGCAGAGAGACTGTCTATAACTATGCGGAGCATGTAAAACTTGCGGAAGATTTGGATAAAAATGATAAATTACCAGCTATTTTTATGGTTGTAGCACCAGGAGCATGGAATCAAATGGAAGTCTGGGATGACATCAACCGAATGAGAACATTAAACACAAACCAGAGCAGAAGAAGAGCACAGATGCATGTGTGCCCATTACAGTTGGACATCGTAGAAAGAATTATCAATAGATATAGCAATAAAGGGGATCTTGTATACGATCCATTTGGAGGACTTATGACGGTGCCTATGACAGCAGTTAAGATGTACCGGAAAGGTTATGGGTGTGAACTTAATCCAGATTACTTCCGGGATGGAGTGGGGTATTTGCAGGAAGCTGAAAACGAGGTAGATGCGCCTACATTATTCGATTTTATCAAAGAACCGAAAAAATAGAGTGTGTGGAGGTAAGATGATGGCAGTGATTCGTAATATAAGAGGCGGTACAGTCGGTCTGAATGAAGAAGATCGGCTGATGATCGCAAGGCTTCTGGTGAAAGCGGGATATGCAGTTAAGATCGGATACCGAACAATTCCGGGAAATGCGAAGGGGAAGAAAGAATACATAGTTGAATACTGGGAGGAGAAAGAAAAGAGGATAGAAATGTAGAATTATGTCGAACCTTGACAATTGAATATTGATGGTTGGAATGGTATAATTTCCGCAGAAAGTGTACGGGAGGAAAAGCCAAATGGGTATAAGAATTGAGAAGCCATGCAATTTGAGTATGTTAAACTTTATCGAAAAATTCGGTCCAGTAGAGATTGATGATTTATATAGCAAATTCGGAAATGGAATCAAAGCCATTGTTGATGAAGATGTTAAAAATCTGTTGGATAATGCGAAGATAATAAAGGAAGATAATGACACGTACCGGGCAGTATAATTTACTTACCAACCATCAATATTCGATGGTTGGTATTTTTATGCCTAAAAATAGGCGAAAGGATGAAAAAGAAGAATGTGGAGGAATAGCGTTAAATGATGGGTAGATTGCAAGTAATTTGCACAACGGATCAGATAAAAGAAGCAAAGCGTAATGTTCAGAAGTATATGAGAAAACATAAAAGCGATGAAGATTTTATTAAAAATATCAGTGATGATTTTGTGATGGGATTTATGATTTCTCAGAGAATGGCATGGGACGATTATGATAATGGTGCACAAATGAAGAGGAAAGATGCGGAGAAATAGACTATGGAAAGATTAACACATAAAAGAAAAAGTGGTATGAAAACAGGATACTGGTCTCCGAATAAGAAACAGGAGCTGGTGGATAGACTGGCGATGTATGAGGACAGGGAAGATGCTAAGGACACAAATGTCCCTGGCAAATGGATTCTATGCAGTGAGAGATTACCAGAGAATGCAATGAATGTAATAGCGCAATTTTCAAGTGGTGCAGTAACAGAATTAAGATATGCAGGAAATGGTATTTTTGAAGGAATCTATGAGTATTCAACGAAAGTAATTATTGCTTGGATGCCCCTGCCGACTCCGTACAAGAAAGGAGAATAATATGGATAAGACATATGCGCCGATAGAAAATAAACCACATGAGAAGATAAAGGTAGAGAGCATTGACATTGTAGTGACCGGGCCAAAAGAAAAACCATATTACTCTATTAAGTATAGAAAAGTAGGCAGTAACGATGATTGCATCGGGTACGGTTCGTATTCTCTAGAATATGTACTTGGATGGAAAGAACAGTGTTTTGAATTGGTAGAAAGAAAAAGTGGATGGATTCCGATAAGTGAAAGACTGCCGGAGGCAGGGGAATATATCCTGGTATCTTTCGCCAATGAAGGTTTTTCACTTCCGGATATTGCAGTATATGAAGTTGATTCGTATGGAAATGGAGTATTTTATCCGGCGGATAAGACTGTTCCGTATTCATTAATCGGAGTATTTGTGAATGCCTGGATGCCGTTGCCGGAATCATACAGGGAGGAAGATGACTGAATCATAAGAGACAGAATTGTAGCTGCGATTAAGATATTGCTTATGATAATCGGGTTAATAGTGATTTTCAAAAGTTAGAAGGGAAGATCGGATGAATTACAAAGTTGAAAAGAAAATCGTTTGCAAGGAAACAGGCGAAGAATTAAAAGTTGGTGATGAAGTATCGATTCGATATACCAGTGGTGGCGGTAATGGTTGCTGCCGGATCACAAAGATTACAGATACAGGATTCCATTTCAGTGCCGGAGGAACAAGGCGGGATAAGAGCGTACAGCTTAAGGATATAGTGGAAATCTGGAAGAGAGAACAAAACGACGAAGGAGCTGAGAAATGATTGAACAGAGGAAATACGAAGAAACAGAGACTAGAAGGTCAACAGCATTATGATGAGCTGGAAGAAAGTCATGATGCGGAGGCAAGTGAGAGATTTCATACACCACCAGCTTATCAGAGTTATTCAGTGGAGGATTACCTGAAAAAATGGGAGTAGACATAAAAGAGGTGACCGGCGATGAGTGAATATGTCGAGTGCTATGAAAACTTAAAAGCAGCAGTTGTAAAGTTGGCAGCGGATGATTACCGGCGGGCATTGATCAGGTTAAGGCGGCATCCGAAGGATACAAATGCACTTCATACAAGGATTGAATGTGAATTATTTTTTCGTAAAGGCATTGAGATGTACAGTGACATGGATGGAGAGATGTTGATCAGTGGGATTCAGGAAAGAGTGAGGCGGGAGTATAATGAACAGAGAGCAGCTAAGTAAATACAAGAAGAATAAGCGGGATATTGAGAATCTGGATGGAATTATTGCCAAGCTTCAGGAAAGACTGGACGCAGTACCGGTTGTATCGGGGAAGGTTACAAAGAGTTCGGATGATTTCCCTTACATCGAGGAGCATGTGCAGGTGAGAGTGGAAGAGCCAAAGGCAGCAACTGCATTGAAGATGCGGATCTATGAGAAGGAGAAGAGAAAAGATCAACTGATCCGGGAGAACGAGAAAGTAGAGAAGTACATAGCCGCAATGCCTGATGGAACGACCAAGGATATATTTGAGATGGTATTTTTGGATGGAATGACGCAGAAAGAAGTTGGGGAGAGCGTTGGATATACACAGTCTATGGTGTCAAAGGTTATTAAAGATATTTTGAAACATTCATAACATTCATATTTTGACTATGTTATTATTATACTGGACATGATGAAAAGACATATGATAGTCATTCGATCAGTTCCCCCACAACCTAATAAAACCGAGAGAAGACACCTGGCAACGCGGGTGTCTTTTTCGTTGCGTAATGTCGAGAAATGGGATATTATGGGAATAGATTTTAGGTTATGCGGAGGAAGAAGATAAATGATACAGATGTTGACTTTTCAAGGAAATGAGATCGAACTGAAAGGAAAAGGGGTTAAACTGAATAAAATTCATGATGCAGAGGCTTTGGATTCATATGAGATAAATATAATAAGTTTACAAGATAGGACAATGTGGAAAACACGAGAAGCAAGTCCAGTTACAATTGACTCGATAGGAGATTTAAGCAGTTTATCTAAAATGATTGAAAGCAGTAAACATGCAAATATAATTATTTTGTTGCCACAAAATGAAAACTTTATGTATGAAGCCTGGAGATCGAATAGGAGTGAGTGGAAACATCTAGAATTTAAAAATATATTGCAAAGCTTCAAAAATGTATTGGGACATATATTTGAACCTCTTACAAGAATGTACATCATGTATGAAAATACAATAACGAGGATTGATGACAAAAAGGTACCAGCATCATTTCATTTCAATGAAATGGTTAAGGACGTGTTAACGAAATCAGAGAAAAGCAATAAACCTACGACGGTAAAGGTTGAAGGAGTGATACTTTCTACACTGAATATAAATAATTACGCTGAAATATTGAGCTTTTTAACAGAAATTGGTTTAATTAAAGAAGAATCAGAAGCTCCTGAATGGATGGAAGGATTAAATATGTTTGATGATAGCAATCAACTAAAAATTATTCAAGAGAATAATATGGTTATAGAGATGGCAAATGAAAATATTTCAAATGCTATGGAGGTCATTAACCAGAATAAAAGGTATAAGTCTGTTCTTTATACAAGTGGAGATGAATTGGTGGAAGTTATATTCGAAATATTGGAAAATATGCTAGGATGTGATTTATCTGAATTTACTGACAAGAAAAAAGAGGACTTTAAATTTAAATTGAATGATAAAGTATTTATAGGGGAAATTAAAGGAGTGACTCCTAATGTAAAGAAATCGAATGTATCACAACTAGATGTTCATGTGCAAGAGTATTTAGATGATAATGATGAGGAAAGCAAGAATATAGTAGCATTGCTGATTATTAATCATCAGAGAAGCAAACCAATCTCTGCAAGAGAAGGCGTAAACGACGAGGTAATAAAGCTAGCAGAAAGAAATGGCAGTTTAATTGTTGAAACAATAACGTTGTTAAAATTATTTGAGCAATACTTATTAGGAGAAAAGAATAGAGATGAATGTATAGATTCGCTGGTAAATAATACAGGATTATTAAACTGTGATTAAAGTATGATACACAAAGGCACCCTCCGGGGTGCTTTTATAATGCAAAAATAAACCAGAATTGAAGGTGGTGAAGTGGCAGGCTATGAAAACATAAGAGACGCAAATAATAATCGAACTCCGGAGGAACGCCGGGAGTTAGCAAAAATAGCGGGAAAAGCAAGCGGACAGGCAAGGCGCAGGAAGGCGAACTTCCAGAAGACGTTGAACCTGCTGCTTACTGCAGAAATAGATAACGAAGAATGGAAGCCGATTTTAGAGTCACTCGGAGTTGAGTGTACTTTGGAATCGGCTCTTCTTATGGCTCAGATTAAGGCTGCATTAGATGGAGATACACAGGCTGCGAAATTTGTAGCGCAGTATTCCGGACAGAGTAACAGAACTGAGGAAGATTTGGAGAACAAGAAGGCTGAAACAGAACTGATCAAAGCGAGAAAAGAATCCATCACAGGCGAAAGCGAAAATAATGATGCACTTGATCGTCTGGATCAGATATTAAAAGAGGTGCGGGATAATGCGATTAAGCAAGAAACAGAATGAATATATTGTGAACGCAACTCATAGATGGAACATTAAATCTGGGGCGGTTCGTTCTGGAAAATCTTATGTGGATACAGCATTTGTAGTTCCTTTTCGAATCAGAGAAAGGGCAGGCAAGCCGGGATTAAATGTTATCCTTGGTGTGTCTAAGGAATCGATTGAACGAAACGTACTGCAGCCAATGCGTGAGATTTATACAGAGGAACTGATCGGGCAGATCAATAACCGGAATATGGCAATGATCTGTGGTGAAGAAGTATATTGCCTGGGAGCAGAGAAAGTCAGCCAGGTAGCAAAGATACAGGGAGCCAGCATCAAATATTGTTACGGTGATGAGATTGCGAAATGGAACAAAGAAGTGTTTCAGATGTTGAAATCACGACTTGATAAGCCGTATTCGTGCTTTGATGGAGCTTGTAACCCAGAACATCCAACACACTGGTTGAGAGAGTTTCTGGATAATGACGAACTGGATATCTATTTGCAGAGATACACAATCTTTGATAATCCGTTTCTTCCACAGGAATTTGTTGAGCAGCTGTGCAAAGAGTATGAAGGTACAATTTACTATGATCGTTTAATTCTTGGATTATGGAAGAGAGCAGAAGGAGCAATTTATAAACGCTTTGCAGATGATCCGGAGAAGTTCCGGTGTGAAGTATTGGAAGAACCTGCAGATGATTCAGAGTGTAAACAATTTAGAAAAAATGATATCGTATCGATAGAGATCGGACTTGACTTCGGAGGAAATCAGTCCGGTCATTCTTTTGTGGCCAGAGGATATACAGACGATTACAGAGACGTGATAGGGATTATGTCTAAGCGAGTCATGGCAAAAGACCAGGAAAAAGACATAGACAGCAATATGCTGGATCAGTTATTCTGCGATTTTATTCAAGAGGTAATTGATAAATACAGTGTGATCAAAAAACAAGGCGATTATGTGGAGTACTGTAATGTGGAATCCGTTTACTACGATAATGCGGAGACAGTGCTCGGTAATTCCATCCGAAATGCAGTGGAAAAGAGATTCCCTTGGATGATTGTAAGAAAAGCGAAGAAAGCATCTATCATTGATCGGATTCGCTGTACGATCCGATTGATGGGAGCTGGAAGGTTCTGGATTACAGAGGATTGCAAGTCCCTGCAGACAGCACTTTCGGATGCGGTATGGAATAAAGACGTGAAAGATAAAGATGAGCGTCTGGATGATGGTAGCACCGATATTGATAGCCTGGATGCATTTGAATATACAATTGAACGGGATATGCGAGATCTGATAGAAGAGGTGGAAGATGTTTGATGGATTAAAAAGACTATGGGAAAGGATAGTGAGCATGTTTAATTACACGACATTAAAAAATATAATTGGTAAAGATGTGGCACTGTCACAGGCCATGATCGATGCCATCAATGAATGGAAAAGAATGCTGGTCGGGAATGCAGAATGGTGTGATGACACAGTAGAATCCTTGAAATTGGAAGAAGGCATCTGCCGTGAGTTTGCAGATTCTGTTCTTGTTGAAATGGAAGCTAAGATCCTGAATCATGATAATATGGATAAAGTTCTCCAGAAAAGTCTATCTGATATGAACAAGAAGCTGCAGACCGGTCTTGCTCTTGGAGCAATGGTTCTCCGACCGCTTGGTCCGGACAAGGCAGAATATGTTGCTGCAGATAAATTCATTCCGATTAGTTTTGATGATAACGGAGTCCCAAATGATATTGCTTTTCTGGTTGTAAAGTGTATTGGTGAAAATGACTATTACACCAGAGTAGAGAGACATTATTTCACAAATGGGAATCTGACCATTGAAAATAAATGTTATCATTCGCAGAGCCGAAGTGATATCGGGCAGAGATGCAGCATGGAAGCAGTCGCAGAATGGGCAAATATTCAACCTGGGCCAATTGTTTATACCGGTATGACAGAAATGGATTTTGGATATTATCAGAATCCAATTGAGAATAAGGTGGATAGTTCTTCATGTGGTGTATCAATATATGAGTCGGCAAAAGGATTGATAAAGAAAGCTGATGTGCAGGCAGCACGTCTTGACTGGGAATATGATTCTGGAGAGCGTGCGATTCATGTAGACCAGAGAGCGTTAAAGAATAAAGGCGGTAAGACTTACCTGCCAAGGCTGAAAAAGCGTCTTTACAAAGGAATGAACCTTGAAGATGGTAAAGATAAAGAACTTTACAAAGAGTATTCTCCTGCGATGAGAGATGAAGCATTTCGGAGGGGATTAGAGGAATACAAACGAGAGATTGAGTTCAATGTTGGTCTTGCTTACGGAGATCTGTCTGACGCACAGGAAGTGGATAAGACAGCCACGGAAGTGCTTGCATCAAAGACCAGAAAATACAATCGTGTTACTGCAATACAGGAGAAGCTCGAAGAATGTTTAAATGGATTCGTAAATGCGCTGGCTTTCTACAATGGTTCTTATATGTCTGGTGTGGAATTTACTTGCGAGTTCAATGATTCAATCTTGGCAGATGAAGAATCAGAAAGGCAGCAGGACAGGCAAGACGTAAGTATGGGTGTTATGAGTCTGGTTGAATATCGCATGAAATGGTACAACGAGGACGAAGCGACCGCAAAGTCAAAAATCCCGGAACAGAATCAGGTGATGGAGTAAGATGCGAGATGATTACAAGAATAAGATGGCCAGTAAGATTGCCGCCAGATATCAGGATCTGGAAGAACGAATCATGCAAGACATTGTTAGGAGAATCGTTAAGACTGGTGAGATCACAAGTACTGCAGATTGGCAGATTAATCGGTTACGGATCCTGGGACATTCTTCAGAGGATATCGAACGGGAAATCATGAAGACGCTCAATGCTTCCTATCCGGAAATGTTTGAGCTGTACGATAAGGTAATCGAAAAGGAATATGTTCGAGATAAGGATGTATATGAACAGATCAATGCAGAATATATACCGTATGATCAGAACGAGCAGCTTAAGCGAATCACAGAAGCAATTATTGACCAGAGTTGTGAAGATTTGGAGAATGTAACCAATTCACTTGGATTTTATTTGGATTATGGAAATGATAGGAAGGTACTGACACCACTTGCACAGGTGTATTCTGGATACCTGGATGCAGCATGTTACGATATTGTAACTGGTGCATTTGATTATAACAGTGTCCTGAGACGAGTAGTTACACAGCTCACGAACAGCGGACTTCGGAAGATTGATTATGCTTCGGGGAGAGCTGATCGGGTGGATGTGACTGCAAGGAGAGCGGTCATGACTGCAGTCAGTCAGATTACCGGAAAGATATCTGAGTACAACGCACAGAAGCTTGGCACCGAGTATTTTGAGGTAGAATGGCATGCAGGTGCACGACCGACACATGCAGTATGGCAAGGGCGTGTCTGGTCCAAGGAACAGCTGTATTCAGTATGTGGTCTGGGGACGGTCACGGGACTTCTAGGAGTGAACTGTTATCACACCTATTATCCTTTCTTTCCCGGACTGTCAGAACGTAACTGGTCGGATGAGTGGCTGGATGCCAAGAATCTGGAAGAGAGTGAACCGAAGAACTTTGGGGATAAGGAATATACCTTGTATGAAGCCAAACAAAAGCAACGTCAGATGGAATTGGCGATGCGGGCGCAAAGAGAAAAGGTTCGACTGCTCCAGAAAGGCAAGGCTGATCCGGATGAAATTCTGTTGCATAAAGCAAAGTATCAAGGACAGTTAAATGAATATTCCAGATTTTGCCGGGAAATGAAGCTTACGGAAGAACGTGAGCGTATTTATCTGGACATGAAAGGACGAGTGGCAACAAATAGCAAACGACAGAATGCATTGTTCCCGCGGGAAATGATTGAGAATGCATCCAAGGATGTGGCTCAATATAAGCGGTATAAAGAAGTTCTGGGAGATTATATTGGTTCGCTTGTTAATTTCGGCCAGATGAAATATAATGATAGTGAGAAATGGAAAATTATCAGTGAAGCATATATAGATGTAAAATGGCAGAGTCAAGCACTGAAGAAGAAACAAATAGGAGAAGTACATTCTATCCCGTATAAAGGTACTCCGAATAGCGTGTTTGATAATTTCAAAGATGGTGCCTTGCAGAGACGTAGATATTACGGAAATGATGGAAGACCAAGATTGGACATAGATATGACGGATCACGGAAATTCAAAAGAACATCCGATTGTACCACATTATCATAACTGGTATCTTGATGAAAAAGGTAACTTGAAACGTGAAGCAAAGCACGATAATCCACTTAAATTAGGGCATGAAATTGCTAATAAAGATATTCTCGAGAAGAGGCGATTGAAATGATTGAGTATAAAGCTTATGCAAAATTTGAGAACTTGTCTGAGCTGTCAGAGGCTATAGAGATAGGATTAGATATCGAGTTTATTCTTTATGGAGAAAGATATAATATTTCGTGGAGAGATGATGAGCCGTTTATATGCAGGTGTCCAGAAGGTGAGACTAATTTCTATACAGATGCCAAGGCAATGCTTGATAAACATAAAATAAATGATAGACAGTTAAAGGAATTATGGAATGATATGAAAGTATTATCCATGTAGCTACCACCAGTCGAAAGGCCGGTGGTATTTTTGTACGCATTTTTAGGAGGTGATCCACTTATCTCCCTTTGAGACGCAGGGTTATGCGTCTTATTTTTATGCCCTGTCATAAGGCTATAAACTGGACAATTACCCGGCCGGAGGTCTAACCGGCTATATCCCATACCGCTGAAAGAGCGGTCAATAAAATATTTCAGGAGGAATGTAACTATGAAAAATATTTATGAGATTTTGAAAGAGTATGGTATGGAAGTCCCGGCAGATAAAAAAGCGGATTTCGATAAGGCTTGGAAAGAAAATTATCGTACTAAAAGCGAGTATGATAATGCAGTTTCGCAGAGGGACAACTATAAGGCCTCTCTGGATGATGTGAATGCCAAGCTGAAGGAGTTTGAAGGTGTCGATGTAAAAGATCTGCAGGGGCAGATCACAAAGCTTCAGGGAGATCTGAAAGCAAAAGATGATGAATACGCAGCGAAAGAGGCAGATCGTGTATTCATGGATTCTATCAAAGAAGCAGTCAAGACTGCCGGTGGAAGAAACGAAAAGGCTGTTATTGCCATGCTGGATATCGATGCTCTGAAAGAATCAAAGAATCAATCCGCAGATATCAAAAAGGCTTTGGAGGATGTAAAGAAGTCAGACGGATATCTGTTCGGAGCAAACGAACCAATCAACAATGCAGTAGGTGGAACCAACATTAGCGGTGGAGCGGATCCAGGAGCAGACGATGTCTCAGCTATTCGCGCTGCTATGGGACTGCCGGAAAAGAAATAAGGAAAGAGGTAGAAAGATATGCCAAATGTAATTGCATTAAGAAAAACATATTCCACACTTCTGGATGAGGCATACAAGTTAGCATCATTAACAGCAGTGCTGGATGGACCGAATGATTTAGCTCAGGAGGGCGCAAATGCGAATGAAATCTTAATCCCGAAGATGTCTATGAGCGGATTAGCAGATTATGATAAGCAGACAGGCTATGCCTTAGGAGATGTAACGCTTGATTACGAAACAAAGAAGTGTGATTATGATCGAGGTCGTATGTTCACTGTAGATGCAATGGATAATATTGAATCTGCAGGTATCGCGTTTGGACGTCTGTCCGGTGAGTTCTTACGTACACAGGTAGTGCCGGAATTGGATACATGGAGACTTGCGAAGTATGCTGGATATGCATCAGGAAACAATGTTGCTACAGGAGCGATTGCTGATGGAAAAGCAGGTATTGCGGCAATTCGCGCAGGCAAGACTGCAATTAAGAATGCGGAGGCTAAAACAGAGACTTGCTACCTGTTTATTTCGACAACACTGAAAGGAATGATTGATGACCTTGATACAACGGCATCAAAGAAGGCGATGGAAGACTGGGCGGGAGTAATTGAAGTACCAGCAAGCAGATTCTTTGACAAGGTCACACTGACGAAAACTGGTGCAGGTGGATTTGCAACCACGGGAGGAAAAGCAATTGATTTCTTGATTGTGGACAAAAACGCAGCAATTCAGTATCAGAAACATACAGTTTCGAAGATTATCACTCCGGAGCAGAACCAGACAGCTGATGCATGGAAGTTCGGTTACAGAACAGTTGGTATTGCAGAAGCGAAGGACAATAAGAAAGTAGCAATCTATGTTCACAAAGCCGGAGAGTAAGGAGTGATGTCATGAATGTGACATACGAGTATTACAAGGATTCTTTTGGTGGTTCTCTGATTCCGGAGAACCGCTGGATTTCCTTGGAATTAAAAATGAGTGCAAGACTTAACCAGTATACATTTGATCGAATGAAAGAAGACAACTGGCCGGAACAAGCCAAAACAGCACTTTGTGAAATGTGCGATTGTGCATATAAGTATGAGCGGCGTGACGGAAAGACTTCGGAAAATAATGATGGCTATTCCGTGTCATATGATACGAGTAAGCCATTGAATGTGATGTTATATGAAATCGCAGAAGTGTATTTGATCAATGCAGGATTAATGAGTTTGGCGGTGGATGATGATGTTAACGAATGCAACAATAACTATCTATAACCATAGGTACGATTCACTCACCCGTTTCGATACCTGGCATAGAACCATTATTGAGAATGCGCATGTATATGTTGATCACAAAGCATCCGTTGGCGATTCCGGACTAAACAGTGCAGAAGTATATAAGATCCGTATTCCTACCGATGTAGAGAATGCGGATCAGTATCTTCCGCCGGAAGAATATGCGAAGCTGGAAGATCCGGAAGAACACTGGACCATTCAGACAGATGATCAGATTGTACTCGGCGAGTATGCTCAGGAGATTGAAAGGCCAGCTGATCTGAAAGACGTGCGGTTGAGACATTGCAAAGTGTTGTCCTGGTCAGATAACCGGTTCGGTGGGTTGCCACATTGGAGAATTGAAGGTGAGTAAATGGCACAGAAAAAGGAATTTCGAATTACAACCCCTCGTGGAAGTGTGTTTACTTCAGCTGATGCGAATGGAAGCGTAACGGCAAAAATAGAGTGGGCACCAGGATTTGCGCAGCGAAAGGCTGAGAGCTTTTCAAAAGCGCAACAGTTTGTTGATTCAGAATGCCTGAGGTATATGAATCCACTTACACCAAGACGAACAGGATTTCTGATTAAATCAGGAACACTTGGAACAGTGATCGGATCCGGAAGTATCGAATATTTAGCGCCTTATGCCCGCCGGCAGTATTATGAAAATAAAAGTAAGCCAAGATGGTTTGAAACTATGAAAGCAAGCCATAAAGAACCAATCCTGAAAGGAGCAGAGAGGATTGCAAGAGAGTAAAAAACCGATTATTCAGAGTATCCGTGATTATGTTATGCTGAATCCGGATATTGATGATCGGAAGATAAATATTGATTATTTAGGTAATGGAATGGAGTATTCCATTGATCCGATCGGAGCGGATCCTGTCTACAAGAGATACACAGATGGGACCTGCTTGAAACAGTTTCAATTCGCATTCACGAGCAAGGAAGCGTATGACGGTGATGCTAGAACCGGTATTGCCAACAGTGGCTTTTATCAGGCTTTTGAAGAGTGGGTCGAAAGTAACAACATGAATGATATTCTCCCAGAGCTGGACGGGCACGATGCTACCAGAGTAGACGTGTTGCAGTCCGGCTATTTGTTTAGTGCAGAGGCTGACCTGGGGCGGTATCAGATGATTTGCAGAGTAATATACAGATAGGAGGTTGTATCATGGCAGGAGATACAAGCAAAAAGAAATTAGTAGGCAGACATAAGCGAGTTGCGTTTATGGATGTTGCGGGTGATGGAAAGACATACACCAGAATGACAGGATTCACATCGCTGTCTGATGGGAAAAATTCCACAGAATACAGTAGGCAGTACGTAGATGAAGCAAGTGAAAGATCTGATGTGGTAGGATATGCACCATCTATGGACTATGAGTTTGACTTATACACGAACGATGCAGTACAGAAAAAACTTGCAATGATCACGGACGATGAACTTCTTGGATCAGACGCACAGGTAACAGTGGTGGTTGTAGATCTGTTCGATGAGAAAACAGGAGAAAATACGACTTGTACTGCAAGAAAACGTGACTGGAGCGTGATCCCGGATACGGAAGGTGATGGAACGGATGCACTGATCTACAAGGGAAGCTTGAAAGCAGCCGGGGAAATCATTAAAGGAACTGCTACAACAACGGACAGCTGGCAGACATGTACATTTACAGCAGAGTAAAGATAGGAGAGTGAGCCGATGAGCCTTTTTAAATTTGGAGATTTTGAAGCGGAAGTGGATTTTACAGATGCTGATTTTTTGACGGACTTGGAATATGCACAAGAGAAGCTGTCGGAAGATGCAGCTAAAGTTCCAAAGACAGGGAAAACAGCAGAATTGTTTAGAGCTCAGTGTCAGTGCTATTTTAACTTTTTCGATTATCTTTTCGGGGAAGGAACGCATGAAGCTATGTTCCAAGGGAGAACAAGTTATAAATTATGTATAGAAGCAGGAGAGAAACTTTCAGAGTGTGAAAATACTCAGACGGAAGAGTTCTTCGAAAAATATGATCGATATAACGTGCAGGAACATGGAAACAGACAGCAGAGACGTTATTACAACAAACAGCAGGGAAAGAAAAAGAAGCAGCATTACAAAGGGTAAAATGTTATGAATATTTTATTCGAAGAATTTCCGAAAACAGTCAGAGTAAATGGAGAAAGATTCTTAGTTGAAACCGATTTTAGAGAATGGATCCGTTTTATACAATTGATTGATGATGCCAAAGTCCCTTGGCAAATTAAGTGCCGACTGTTGTTGCAGTGGTACATAGATGGGATTCCGGATGATCTGGAAACAGCAGTTTATGCATTGGGTGATTTTCTGGCAATGAAAACAGAAAACGAAGAAGAGGATGAGAGTATTACCGGATCTGCACCGAAGCAATTGTATTCTTTTGAACAAGATGCAGAGTGTATTTACAGTGCATTTCGAGAGGTGTATGGAATTAATCTGCAGACGATTCCTTATATGCACTGGTGGGAGTTTCAGACATTATTTGCAGGTCTTCCGGAAAAGACGGAGATCAAGCAGAGAATTATGTACCGGAGCATAGATCTCCGGACAATTAAAGATAAGGACGAGCGCAAAAGAATTAAAAAGATACAGGAGATAGTTGCGCTGAAAAAGAAGAATCAGAGAAAAATGACAGATTATGAGATTGGAGATATGTTTGCGTGATGAAACATGTAATTAAAATCCCGACAGAAAGAAAATGGTTCCGGTGTCCTTATTGCGGCAAGAAATTATTGATATATGATGATACCGCCAAATGTGATGGTGTGTATATTAACTGTCGGGAGTGTAAGAGAGAAATAAAAATAAAGATATAAAGCACATGTGAGCCGTTGAGCCGTGCTATCAGAAAGGATGATAGTATGGCAGACGGATATTTAAATTTTGATACCAAGATAAATGAAAAGGGATTTAATGACGGTATAAGTAAACTTGGTAGTCTTGGCAAATCAGGACTATCAATAGTCAGTAAGGCAATGACTGGAGCAATTGCTGCAGTCGGAACCGGAGCTGCAGCGATTATAAAATCGTCACTCGGTGTAGTTGCCAACATGGAGCAACAGGTAGGTGGTGTAGAGACTCTATTCAAGGACAGTGCGAATACGGTCATAGCAAACGCAAATAAAGCATACAAGACTGCGGGAATGTCCGCAAACAATTACATGGAAACAGTGACAAGCTTTTCAGCATCATTGTTGCAGAGCCTAGGAGGAGATACTGCGAAAGCGGCATCTTACGCAGATCTGGCTATTGTGGATATGTCTGATAACGCAAATAAGATGGGCACGAATATGCGTGACATCCAGAATGCTTATCAGGGTTTTGCGAAACAGAATTACACCATGCTAGATAACTTAAAGCTTGGGTATGGCGGTACTCAGGAAGAGATGAAACGTCTCATTTCTGATGCGTCAAAGATGACTGATGTCCAGAAAGAACTTGGTGTTACAGTCGATGCCAGTAGCTTATCCTTTGGAAATATTGTAAATGCCATCAGTGTTGTGCAAAAGCAGATGGGAATTGCTGGGGCTACTTCAGAAGAAGCGGCAACCACAATTGAAGGTTCCGTTAATTCTGCTAAAGCAGCTTGGGAAAACTTTGAAGCTGGAGTAATAAGTGCAAACGATCTTGTAGAGACCTTTTGGACTGCGGCGCAGAAAATCTTTGAAAATTTGGGGCAGATCATCCCGAGATTAGGAAAAACGGGAATGGATGTTGTCAGCGCACTTGCCGGGAAAATCGGCGGCGCTGTTCCACAAGTAAAAGGTTTTACTGATAGTATTTCCAAATTAGCCAATGAGCTAAAGGGAATGAACAGTGATCAACTGTTAAATCTTGGAAAGATGGCAGTTGTAATTGCCGGATCAGCTCCAGCGCTGTCCATATTTGGAAAAGGGATTGAAAATGTAAAAACTGCGACCGATGGATTTAATGGCATTATAGACGGAGTTGTCACATCTATAGGTAAAGTACCTAAAGGGGCAAAGAGTGCCAGTGCCACATTCAAAAAGATAAGTAGCGAGTTCAAATATCTCGGTGAAAGCATCGCGCTTCCATTCCAGGATCTGGGAGAAAAAATAGCTCCCCGACTGAAAGATCTTGGCGGATTTATGGCTGAGTCCTGGGCGAATGGACCGGGAGGAAAAATCACCGGAGCTGTAACAAATACTGTTAAAAAGATCGGTGGAGCTTTTGGACAAATCGGTCCAAAACTGGCTGAAAAGTTCCCGGGGGTAGCAGAAAAGTTTGCAGAGCTTGGCACAAAGATGTCAGCCGTTTCAGCGAAGATTTCCAAAGTTCTGGGAAAAGTCGGAACAAAGATATCCGAATACGCTGGCTTTATCGGGGATGCGTTTACACCGATTTTATCAAGAGTAGCGTCCTTTGCGCCGACATTCTTTAAATTAATCAACATTGGTGCAGGAGCGGCAATCATTGTTGCCGGTATGGGATTGATCTACAGTCAATTCGGTGCACAGATTGATCAGTTGCTATTACTCGCACAGACCAAAGGACCGGAAGTAATCACGAACTTTGCTAATGGCATTACTGCAGCATTACCAGGATTGGTTGCTCAGGGCGCAACGCTGATCATGGGAATCCTAAATGCAATTACGGTGAACCTGCCGGCATTGATTACTGCCGGAGTAAGCATTATATCCACATTGGCGAGCAGTCTGGCAGCACAATTACCGCAATTGATACCATGTGCAGTGCAGATGATACTGACATTGGTCACATCATTGATAAGCAATCTTCCACAATTAATTACTTCAGGACTTAACTTAATGAAAGGCCTCGCAAGTGGAATTGCAAATTCAATCCCATTGGTGGCAGCGAAGGCACCAGTGATTATTGGAAAGCTTGCATCGACTATCATAACGAATCTTCCAAAGATTCTGACCGCAGGAGTGCAGATCATAAGTAAACTCGCTGTTGGACTAGTGCAGGGAATACCGGCATTGATCGGAAAGATTCCAAGCATGGTAAGCCAGATTAAGAATGCATTTACCAGTGTGAACTGGGGCAGTGTTGGAATGAATGTTATAAAGGGCATTGCCAGCGGGTTAACCGGTGCAGCCGGTGCAATCGTGGAAGCAGCGAAGAGTGCGGCGAACAAGGCATTAGATGCAGCAAAGAGTGCTCTTGGGATCCATTCGCCATCCAGGGTATTCCGTGATCAGGTAGGTAAAATGATGGCACTTGGTATGGGAATTGGATTCGAGAAGAATATTCCAATCAAGTCTATGAACGTGGGTGTGCAGAAAGCGGTATCCAGATTACAGAAATCCGTAGATCTTGCATTATCGGCGAGAACTGCAGACAAGACAATTGGAAGAGTAAAGAATTATCCGGGATTCGATGGAGGAAAAGATATCGATTATGACCGGTTAGAAAGGATCCAGATGAGAGCTGCGGAAAAAATGGCGAAGCGTCCAATCTATCTGGGAACAAAGAGAATTGATGAGCCATTACCGAAAGGAGCGGTGCCGGCATTATGATAAAGGCATATTATAAGAACAGCAAGGGAGAGGTGCTCTGGTTGACCAGGGCACCTTTTCGCACAATAGATGCGGACTGGTTTGACAGTACATGGGAAGAGACAGAGGATGGTTATGAAAAGACGATAACAATAGATGTTTTTGGAAAGAGAGAAGAGTTCACGAAGAACATGGAAACGCTGTATAGAATCATCTCTGTGGATGCTGAAACAGGGAATTACGGGCGTTTATATGTGAATTATACGTTCTTGCCGTGTCAGATTTATAAGACCAAGAAAACGGGATGGAAAGGATATGTGTATACGGAGGTAGAGCTTACATTCCTTGCTCCGGAATTGTCTTGGATCACGGTCTTGGAAAAAACATTTTTCCCGCAAAAAGAAATAACTGCAGATACCGGCTTGGATTTTGCTTGTGATTTTCCATTTGATTTTATGAACGAGAAAAGAGGGACTGCAGAATTTGAAGTTGATCATATTATTCCGTCCGATTTCGAAATGATCATATATGGACCATGCGTAAATCCTAAGGTATTGATGAATGGTTATCCATATGAAGTCCTTACTACGTTAGAGAAGAATGAATATTTGATTATAAACAGCTCGGAGCAGACGATCATGAAATATCTTTCCAATGGAACAATAGCGAATCTGTTTGACGTCCGTGGATATAATTATTCCGTATTTGAGAAAATCCCATCCGGATTGATATCAGTAAATTGGAGTGGAGACTTCGGAATAGATTTATATATATTTCTGAAGCGGAAGGAGGCAGCATGGTAATTCTGGCGACAAGGAGCAGAGAAATAGGAACGAATCCATTATTGGATGCAAATTGCACTTTTGATGCCAATAAAGATCGGGAATTTTCTATCAAGATCGCCCGGTGTAACTGGACAGAAGATATGACATTTGAAAATCTGGTGTACGTGCCAGATACAGAATTTGGCGGAATTATCGAAGATGTGTTGACCGATACAACTCTGGATTATGTAGAGCTGAAAGGTTATACATGGCGTGGACGCATGGCAATGAAAGTAATAGAGCCGCCGGCCGGAAGTGATTACAGGGTGGTGTCCGGGGAGTTAAATGCAATTCTTAAGAAACTGATAGAACCGGAATTTGGCGGATTGTATGTTGTGTCTGGCACAGATACGGGTGCTGCAGTGAGTAATTATCAGTTCGATCGTTATTGTACATTACTGGAAGGAATTACAAAGATGCTGAAATCTGTAGGATATAGATTGAGTATTCGGCATAAGCGCGAGAAAGGAATCCCGGGATACGTTTTGATTGAAGCAGTACCGGTTGTAGACCATTCTGATGAGATTGAGCTGTCTAAGGATTGTGGGCTTAATTACACGATGGAAGATAAAAGAAATGGGGTAAATCATTTGATCGTGACAGGAAAAGGGGAATTACAGGATCGAAATGTATTTCATCTCTATGTTTGGCCGGATGGCTCTTTTAAGAAAACACAGTATTATAAAGGCTTAGATGAAATCGCACAAGTGTATGAAAATACATCGACAGAGACAGATGAACTGGAAAGCCAGAGTACGAAGAAATTACAGGATTTATGCAGTAAAAAGACATTTGGCATGGATATAGCGAAACTTGGAATCGATGTGGGTATTGGCGATATTGTTGGTGGACGAGATTATCTTACAGGGATGTATTCAAGCAAGCCAATAGAAAATATCATCTACAGTATTACCAATAGGATAGAATCCAAAGAATACGAATTGGAAGGAGAGAATGATAATGGAGATAGTTAGTGGAAGAACCGGGAAACCCCATGTTACAAGCCAACAGTTTCGGCAGATTATAGAAGGAATTGTTGGTGATGAGAGTTGTATATTGCCGTCTGGAGAAAATCTGGAGCCGGAGATGGTATCTAACAATTTGCTTAAAATCCGAAGTGGAATGATGTGCCATCACGGAAATGTGTCTTCTGTAAAAATCGGGACCTATGATGAAGTGGAGCTTACAAATGGTTCACAGGGGATGAAGAGGATAGATCTGGTTGTTAACCGGTACACAAGAAATGAAGAGGATAATACAGAAAAGAATGAATGGATCGTGATTATGGGCATGCCGGCAGAGTCTAATCCGACAGTTCCGGAATATACAAAAGGAAATTTACAGGAAGGTGATCTTGTGGACGATTGTCCGGCATTTGAAGTTCATTTTGACGGAATTAATATTACGGAAGTAACGAAGATGCTGGAGATCGCTTGGACAAATAAGGATTTGTCTGAGAAATTGGGGTTCCAAATGTTGCTTAACACCGATGCGCAGCAAATCTATACGATGTATGGCGGAAGAGTAAAAGTAGTATCCGGAACCAAGGTGATTGATGCATCTCGAAATATTGGATACGTACGTGCATTTTCCAGCGAAGAATTAAAAGCATTATTTGGAGAGTCTTTTAATGCAACGCGACTTACTGTAACCACCTATAATGGTGACGATGTGGCCCAAGAAACTCATTTTTACGAGCCGGAAATATGGAAAGGTGAAATATTTCAATATTTTTATCCAACCTCCGTTGAAGGGAAAATGCGCATCAACTATAAAATGGAATATGTATACGGGGATAATAGTTGACTCTGATTTGTAGGGAAGTTATCCAAAATATATGATGGTGTAGTTAATTCTAACTTTCGCCGTGCCACTGAAAAGTTCAGCATATGTGGCGTACCATGTTCCGTTTAGATAGGCAGTACCGTCCATATGCCCTCCGCTTGTACGTGCAGCGGCATCACCTTCCGTAAATATGGCTACTGTGTTCAAATTTGTAGCATCTGAGACGCCAAACATTTTGTTAATTTCCGCATTCGTAAATACATCCGCTGAGTTATTTCCGCCTGCGACAGTTTTGATTATAGTTCCCGCTTTAATTTGGGGTATATTTGCAATTTTATTGGACAAATCCTTATTTTACACAGAAAGGAGATATATATCATGAAAATTACTTTTAATGATGCGTCAGAAATGACCATCCAGTCAGCAACCATCCGAACAGATGGATCGCTGTTGATCAAAACCATCTCTGTCACGGAGGATGAGCTCCGAAATACATTCCAGGATGAATTCCGGACGAAAAAGATTACTGTAACGGAAAGAGAAACGAACGTAGCAGAGTACGAAGATTACACAAACCTGAATGCGCTGGTTAAATATACCGGTGGGATTCTAGGCGTAGTGATGTACCGGGAAAAAGAATCACCAATGGATCGTATTGATGCACTGGAAGAGCATGTGGACAATCTAACGGAAGCCAACAAAAGCCGTGAGGCTGAAAATGCAGAGCTTATCGCTACCGTGGACAGTATCCTCACAGACGTGTTACCGGCACTGCTCGGTGATGGCACAGAAGAAACTAATACAGAAAATACGGATACAAAATAAGAAAGGAAAAGAAAGGATGAATGATATGACAACATTTATTGCAAGCAGAATTATGGAAGAGGCTGACAGAAGCATTGAGGCGGGACAGAAAAAATACCGTGCATATTTTGTAAAAACGCGCTTATACAAGAGATGGAAAGACAATGTTGATACCATTTTAAAAACCGATGGTTACGATGAGGTCATCGTAGAAAATTAAGGAGCGTCGCGATGGGCAATATTATAGAATGCAAATTAGAATCGACTTACAAAGAAATATTCACCGGACTCTGGCAGTATGATTACGGTCAGAAACTGCGAATTACTGGTGGGGACTTTCCAGAAGCCGTAGAGATACAGTTTTCCTTAAATTGGTAAGAGCATTTAGAATCAGCATCGAGAACGGAGAAAACATTGAGGACATTGCAGCAGATTATCCGGCATTGACCACGGATGACTTGGAAGCAATCAAGGAAGCGCTGAACACTAATTAATGAGAGGTGATCATATGGAAATCCAAGCCTACCAAGAATTAACTACTTATGCCGGAACAACAATCGTGGAGAACGATGCAGACTGCTACATGGAAGTCTTTGCCAGTGGAGGAGATGTGTTAAGAGCCAAGAAGCTGACACTGCTCCTGGGAGATTAATCTTGGAAAACATCTCCTTCTGCTGTATAATTGAGGTGGAAGGAGAGTGAAAGTAATTGGAAAAATTAGTTGAATTTTTAACAACAAAACTCGGATATGTATTGATGATTATACTTGGGTTTATTGCGCCAGGTAATGTATTGATTTTTGTATGGAATAGAGATATATACTTGGCAATGGACGTTATAAAATTACTTATTTTATCGTTTGCAGTTTCTTTTATTGCGTTTATCCCGAATTTAATAGCTGTTATTATAATTTATTTCATTCATGGATATGAAAAAGAATTAGATACTAAGCAGAAATTTAAATTCGATGTACTTTATTGTATCGGATGCACGGTTGTGATAAATATAATCGAAATGATAGGTATTATTTTTCTCGAAATATGTGGAAAAAATCAGCTGAAGGTTTACGTTATGTATTATGGATTGATGATATCTGGAATGACAATCATTTTAGGAATTGTATTAATAATAAAAATAATAAAGGGGAAAATAACAAAATAGATGTTTGCCAACCATCAATAAAGTGGTTGGCATTTTTACGCTCAAAATCGAGGTGATCATATGGAAATACGTGCAAGACCGTAAGGTCTTATTTTTATACGCAAAATTAAAGAATCGAGGTACATAGAGTGTATGTAGACGTAAATACAATCATTACGGGTGGAAGCTTATTGACCGCTGTAGTGGTTATTTTTTCTGCTATTTTTGCAGTGTACAAGTGGTATTTAAAGCAGAATCAGCAGGATAAAGAAATAGAACGAATGAAATCAGAACAATGCCTGCTTACATATGGAATTCTGGCTTGTCTGAAGGGATTAAAAGAACAGGGATGTAATGGACCTGTTACAGAAGCAATAGACAAGATCCAGAAGCATATAAATAAGCAAGCACATGATCAGGAGGATTAAATAATATGGATATTAGTACATTAGGAACAGTAGTAGGGATCGTAGCAATCTGTTATGTAATTGGACTTGGCTGCAAGGCATATGAGAAAATTCCAGATAAATGGATTCCGGTCATCATGGCTGTATGTGGTGGAGTTCTGGGCGTTGCCGGACTCTATACAATGCCGGACTTTCCAGCCGGTGATGTGATCAATGCAGTTGCGGTCGGAATGGCCAGCGGATTAGCGGCAACTGGAGTAAATCAGTTATATAAACAGCAGTGTAAGTAGAGGGCGAATAATCGTCCTCTAACGTATTGTATAGTGTGCGACGTCGCACAGGAAGGAGAACAATCATGGAAGATAACAAAAACATGGAAGTAGTAGCTGATCAGAACGAAGGGCTTGAGTATGATGAAGGCATCGAACCAACACCGGAAGAAATTGAAGCCGCTAAGAAGCTGGCAGAACAGGAGGCGTAATCATGGGAACATATAATGTACATGGAGGACACAATAGGATTGTACCAGGAGCAGGACACTACCTGGACGAAGTAACAGAGGACAGAAGAATCACGGCTGGTGTGATCGCATTACTGCAGGCATCAGGACATACAGCTTATAACTGTACCGATGATGTTGGAAAAACAGTAGGAGCTAACCTTGCGAATATTGTAGCAAAATGCAACACCCACTCTGCAGACTTAGATATTTCCATTCATCAGAATGCGGCTAAGGTAGATCCTGGAGACGGAAAGACAAAAGGTGTGGAAGTGTTCGTATACAGTACCAGTTCTAAGGCTTATGCTGCAGCTGGAAGAGTATGCGCAAAACTGGCAGCACTCGGATTCACGAACCGGGGTGTCAAGATCAGCACTGGTCTGTATGTCTTGAAGCATACGAAATCACCAGCAATGCTGATCGAAGTTGGATTTGTTGATGACAAGGATGATGCAGATCTGTATAACAAGGTTGGCGTGAATGCAATCTGCAAAGCAATCACAGAAGGTATTCTGGATAAATCTGTTGGGGCAGTGCCGGCATCAAAGCCAGCTACAATGCCGACTCCTAAGCCAGCACCAAAACCTGCAGCTAAACCGGTATCATCCAATCCATACAAAAACGGAAGCACCTATACCCTTAAGGCAGATGCTCTTAGAGTACGTACCGGAGCTGGAACCGGATACAGAACAAAAACATATAAAGAACTCTCCGCCAATGCAAGAAAGAACGCCTACGGTAATGGCAACCTTAAGAAAGGAACAAGAGTAACCTGCATGGCAACTAAGATGATCGGAAACGATATCTGGATGCAGATTCCATCTGGTTGGATTGCGGCAAGGTATGGTGGAAAAACATATGTAGAATAGCATTATGAATGGGTAAAAATTTACTTTATAGGTTATAGCAAAAAGGTCATCCAGTTCGGACACTGCACCTGCCGCCCGTCACAATACTGTGTCAGTATCGGCTGCTTCACATTCGGTCTGGAAAGATAATCGGCAAACAATTCATCAACGATCACAGAGATCGTATCATAGATATTCCGTTCGGGAATCCATTTATGGTCAAAAGCGGTGGATGAGGTAATCGTGAAATCATATCCTTTGTTCCGGTACCATTCTGTATACACACGGTTCAGTGTGAAGGACATGATCGCCAGAACATTTGCCCGGATCGTATCTTCAGGCCAGGTAGCATAGATTTCGCTGGAAGCCACATTTTTGATATAGTCTTTATACTTTACGTAATAATTTCTTGCGGTAGAATCCCGCGGGCTTCCATCGTGGACAACAATATATTCAGGAACGACGACACGACTTAAGACAATCTCACCGGATTCGATGGTTGGCTTGATCTCATCCTCTGGAATCTTGGGTGGGTATGTGGCATATAATGTATGAGCGGGTATGACGAACATAGCTTCATTTTCTTCCTGGTTATCGACGGGTTTCATGCTGACATTCTGCAGGGCTGTTACGTGGGGCAGAATCTCTGTTCCGGCAATGCTGACGGATTCATATCCGGCAGCAGATATTTGTAAGGTGTATTCTGAATACGGCTGGATCTCATTTTCCGGGTCCAGGCTGTATTCCAGCGGTGGTGCGGAAAGATCGATCATATCGGTATGTCCGGAACTGTCGGTAGTAAGCTGCTCTAAAGGAGTTTCCGGGATACCGGTGTAGGAGATGGAAATCCGGGCTCCCTGAATCGGATATGCAGTGATGTCGGAGACAAGATTGATCTGCAGACGGCCTTTATCAGGAGTATCCTGAGTGGTTGGAGTCGCTCCATTCATAATAATAGGACCTCTTTTAAGACTCTGTTACTGACAGAGTATGCAAAAATAAGAAAAA